TCGGCTGTCATAGCCTTAAACTCTTTCACATCTTCTGGATCTAATAAATTATTTAAACTTGGTGCTTCTTTTTCTATCAAAGCGTGGATATTTCTTTTTTCTGTCATATATTTCCTTTCATTAACAAATATATACTTTATTAACTAGATGTCAAGGTTTCTGCTGGACCAACTGTTGTGCTTGCACCAGTAAATTCTTCTGTTGCACTTGCTCTTCCACTACCGCCTTCTGTACCACCTGTTGCTAATGCTGAAGAACTGGATCCTGAAGCACCTCCACTATATCCTGGAGTTGCCATATTTGATGAAGCACTCCAAGCTGAACCATTCCAAGATTCAGATACGTTTGTTTGAGCTGCTCCTGGAGGTAATTCTCCACCCCATGCTAAAGCACTTGTATTAGTTCCTGACGCTCCTGCATAATTTCTAGTTGTACCTAAAGCTGGCACAGCTGTCCATGCTGAACCGTTCCAAGATTCTACACCACCTGTTCCAGGTTGTCCTGAAACTAATAGTGCTGCTGTTTGGGGTCCACACATTGAACCATAAGATCTAGCAGTATTTAGATTTGATGGACTTGATAAGGCTGTCCAACTCGATCCATCATATGTAGATGTTTGATCTGTGTATGGAACAGGTGTTCCCCCATATCCACCAGCTATAATTGCTGCTGTTTGAGTTCCACCACCTTGATCTCCTGTGCTTGTTGAAATTGGATAAGCTCCTCCTCCAGTCCATGAAGAACCATCATATTCTTCAGTAGAGTTTGTAGCACCTGTTGTCATAATACCAGCGCAACACATTGCTGCTGTTTGAGTTCCTTCTTTAGCTCCAGATAAAAAATATCTTGCATTACTTATACTTGGAATCGCTGTCCAAGAAGTTCCATTGTATGTTGATGCGTTGTTATTTGCAGCGTTTGGTCCAGGATACGTTCTACCTCCATAACTTATTGCTGCTGTTTGAGGACCCGCTTGTGCTTGCATACGATTATTTATTGGAAAACTACCACCACTTGCCCATGCAGCATCCACTACTGTGTTAATTGAAAAATCCCATTCTTCCGATACTTCGGTATCTCCAGATCCTGGTTCACCACCATACACTATTGTTGCAGATGCTGTTCCAGCTCCACCTAAACCACTTCTAGCTGTAGTCATAGTTGCTTGTGAGCTCCATGCGTTACCGTCATATAATTCTGTTAAATTAGATCCTGCTCCAGGAGGAGTGCTTCCTCCCGCTATAATTAAAAAAGTTGATGTCCCATTTCTACTTGCAGCAACACCAAATCCTCTAGGTGAAGATAAATCTGTTCCTGCTGTCCAAGAAGTTCCATCGTAGATTTCTGTGCCAGCAGAGTTAGTTGCTAAACAAGCTGTTTGTGTTCCTGATGCACCTTTAACTGGTGCTCCTGCAGCTAAACCTCCTGCAGCTGTCCATGATGAACCATTATATTCTTTACAAACTGTTGAAGGAGATCCATCATACCCACCAATCGCTAAACCAGCAGGTTCTGTTCCACACCCACCAGATCGACTTATTGTTTGAGGATATGCAGTTCCACCTGTCCAACTTGATCCATTCCATTCGTTAACTGTGTTAACATAAGATCCTGTATCACCACCGTAAGAAACTTGTGCAGTCTGAACACCAAAACATGCTACTCCTTCTGCAGATATTGGATAGTTGGTTGTATTTGTCCAAGCAGTTCCATCATATAAGTCTACTTTATTTGATTTACCAGTTGGCATGTTACCAGCTACTTTTATAGCCGCTGTTAAAGTACCACCACTTTGACCTGCAATATCTTTTGTATCTTGACTTAAATTTCCACCACTTCTCCACGCACCAAAAGCTACTAAAGATTTTAGTGTGCCTGAAGTAGAGTTATACCATACCTGTCCCTCATAACTCGAATCGAGCGTGGGGTCAGAGTCAAATTCTTTTACTCTCTTACCGTATATGTCTTCGTAAGTTGCCATTTAAAATGTCCTTATGGCAGTGTTACGTCTGTGGGTCTACTGTTGCCTGGTTGAGCTTTTTCTTCGTCAGACTGAGCATCCCACACAGCTTGTGCCGCTTGTACTTCAGCGTCAATCAAAGCTTGTGCTTCTGCTTTTGTCTTTTCAACACCGTTTTTTTCAGCTAACCACATAGCGCCATCGACATTGTTTCCAATCATCCAGACGTCTGCGGGATAACCTCTAAGAAAGAATTTTCTTCTATCTTCTGCAGTAAAAAATCCTTTTCCAGTGTTAGTAGCTACTCCATATATAAAGTGTGCCATAGTCTTCCTCCTTTTAAAGTTTGTATATCATACTTTAAGATCTAGTCAAAGTCTTAACATTTAAAGCTGTTGTTTCTCCTGTAAATTTTTCTGAAGCAGATATTGAAGGAGAATTTCCTCCCGCAACTATCATAGAAGAACTGTCACTTCCAGCTCCCATTCCATTTTGTAATCGTGCTGTTGATAAAGATGGTGATGTTGACCAAGCAGTTCCATTGTATTGTTGAGCCGTAGCTATTGCACTACTTGCTCCTCCTGCAGCAATCATTGTATTATCTTGAGGAGCTGATCCACCTTGTGCAGATGATCTAGACGCTCCAACTACCAAAGTATGTCCATTTGTCCAAGTAGATCCATCATATTCTTCCATGTTGGTATATACAGGACTTGGTGAACCTCCTCCAATAGCTAATCCAGCTGTTTGACTTCCAACACCCATTCCATTTCCTCTTGCAGTGTTTAAAGTAGCAGGAACAGATGACCAACTTGATCCGTTATATTCTTCAGTTAATGAATTAGGTCTTTCAGGCGTACTTGCTGAACCACACATAAATGCAGCAGTTTGACTACCATTACCCATAGTTCCATAACCTGAATCAACTATGTTTGGTCCGTTTGAATAACTTGAGCCGTCCCATAACGAAGTATTAGCTGGACTTGTATTATCATGACCTCCAAATACAATTCCTGCAGTGACTGTTCCACCTGCATTTCTAAAACCTAATGATACTGGCATATTTGGTGTAGCACTAAAAGTTGAACCATTATATTCTTCTGATGCATTCGTATAGGCGTTAGGACCATATCGATATCCACCTGCTCCTATTGATGCGTCTGTTGTTGCACCAAAACCAGCGATTTGTGATCGTGCTGTTCCTAAACTACCACTAGATGCAAACGCTCCAGCTGTAACAACGCTTGCTGCACTATTCCAATTTTGTACTATTGAAATTGGAGAGGCAGATTGTCCAGCTTGAAATGCTTCTGCATTTGTTCCTTGTGCACTTCCTGATGTATCTTCTACTCCTGTTGCTAAAGCAGGTTTGTTAGACCAAGAAGTTCCATCGTATCCTTCTGTATTAGTTCTATTTGGATTACCACCAAAGACTAAACCTGCAGTGTTAGTTCCACTTGCGGCCCCTTGATTTCTTCCAGTATTTAAATTTCCTCCTGTAGTCCAAGAAGAACCATCATATTCCTCTGTAGCGTCTGTGTCTGATTCACCACCTACTCTTAATGCTTGAGCTTGAGAACCACCACAACCCATTATATATCTATCATTAACGCTCATCGCACCACCAGTTGTCCAACTTGACCCATTGTATTCAAGTGTAGTCGTCGCTGTTGTTTCAGG